ACCAGGGCGTCCCGTCGGACGTGTTCAGGAACCAGTCACCCACGTAGAGCTTGAGCCGGGTGAGGACGCACTGGGCGACTCCCTCCGGGCTGTTGACGAAGAAGTCGCCCTGGCTGTGGCCGAAGACCCTGTCGCCGTTCTCGTCGAGCTTGCGGACTCTCAATCTAACACCTCGAAATACAGGTGAGTCTGCGTGCCGAGTGTCGTGAAGGTCGCGGTGGCCCCGGGGTCGCCGTCCGTCCTCACGAACATGATCCCGTTGACCCCCAGGTACCCCAGCTGGCCCAGCAGGTCACACCCGGTAACCAGAGGCCTACCACACGCCAGGGGATTACCCGCGGCGTCGTACAAGTCGAAGCACCACCCTCCCATGGGAGAGTCGTTGAAGAAGAGCCTCATTCCGTAATTCTTGCCGCCCAAGTTTATCGAGAACTTGCGGGGCCCTCCCGCGCACGGGATCTCGTAGATCGTGCTCAACGGGGCACCTCACTTGGCTGACAGAGACACGCCGACGTCAGTCACCCTGTACCCGCTGCCGACCGGAGTCGTGTTGGAGGCCGCGACTGACGTGGGTATCCCCATCTCCGGGCTTACAGACGCCGCGTTGACGGAAGAATTATTCAGGACTGAAGCTTGGCCCGACGTCTCGTTGCCGACCGACGAGGGGACGCCCGAGGTCTGCTGAGGCGTCGAGTTACCGGTATTGGAGGACGTCGAGTTTGACGCGGGGTCCGCCAGGTTTGAGTTAGCTCCGGCGTCGCCCGTGTTAGTGATGGTGACCTGCGTCAGGGCCGCAGAGAACATCAGGACGTTGTCGGTGTCAACGTCCCGAGTGACCGCGATCTGGCCGAACAGCATGTTGTCGTACTGGCGGAGGCCCGTCGACACCGTGAATGGCTCCCTGGTCGCCCTCTGGTCGAGGATGGCCTGGTACATGTCATTCACGTAGCCCGGGTACCCACCTGACGAGTCTGAGTACCCACCCCTGATCTCGAGAAGAGCCGGGTTGTCGTAGTAGTGGTCTGAGATCGGGCTGCCGCCCTGGACGGGGTGCTGCGTAGCCACCGACGTGTCGGTGTGGTTCTCAGCCAGAGTCACGTCCGGGAACACAGTCCCCATGTAGTGAAGAGGCTGGAAGATCAGAGTGTAGGGGACCGCGAGGTCTCCGACGATGGCGTCTACCGCCGCAGTGACCAGGTCGACCACCTACACTCTCCCCTCAAGCTTCCACGCCGCGAGTATTTCGCAGCAGGTCTTGCATACCTCTCGACGCGTGGACTTCAGTCTGACCCATGAGCGTCTTCATGTCCTCCTTGTGGGCGTTCAGGTAGTAAGAATTCGCCTGAGACACGTGGAGGGCACTGTTGCTGATGGAACTGCTCGATCCCAGTGGCCTCGTCAGCGACGGCACGGACCCGCTGCCTGACCCGGACTTGAGGTCGTTGGCCTTCCGGCGCATGTCCTCCTCCATGGCGTCCTTGAGCTTCTGCTGGGCGTCTGACAGGGGCACGTGGCCGTGGGGGTAGGGCAGCTTGCCCTCGGCCGCCATAGGCTTGGCAACTCCCAGGTAGCGGCCGATGGTCCTGCTCTCGACCGGGTCAGAGTCGTGATTACCGCGCGCCGCGCCCCTGACCTCGGGGCCGGGGACGACCTCCTTGCCCCTGTCCATGATGGGACCCTTACCTGGGTCCATGGGGCCAGCCTCGCCCCTGTGGGCGGCCAGGTAGGCGTCGGTCGTCTTGTTGTCCTCGACGAGCTGGTCGTGCTCCTCCTGCGTCATCTTGTGGCCAGGCCTCTGCAGGGCCATCTTCCTGGCGTCAGCCGCCTGGAATTGCTCCCGCGTGGGCACGCCGCTTGAGGCGGGAGCGTTCTGGTCGCTCGACGGGACCCCGTCGACGTAGACCGTCGCGGGCTTGGAAGGGGCCCCGTGGACGACGTGCTTCATGCCCTCCGCGACTCGGTCTGTGAAGTTGTCGCGGTGAGTCCCGGCGTTGGCACCCTTGGCGTAGCCCTCGGCCCTCTCATACGCCGAGGCCCCCTCCGCCTCTCTGCCCTTGGTGTTGAGCAGGCGCTTCGCGAGTGCCTCGGGGCCGTTGAGTTCGCCGATGACCTTGGACAGCTGGTTGTCGTAGGATCCCCTGGACCCGTTCCCCTTGCGGGACCCGAGCCACTGCGCGATGCCCTCGGCGCCGCTCTTGGGGTTGACCGACTCCGGCCCGCCCGCGGACTCCACGAACATCCACCTGGAGACGAGTGCCTTGGCACCGTCCTCGGACAAACCCGCCTCCTTCATCAGGCGGTCGATCGCGTGTCCCTGACGGTCCGGCGTCCACCAGCCCTTCTTGCCGAAGCTGCCAGTCCCCCTGAATTGCTCCAGTCGGCCGCGGACCTTGCCCTCGTCAGCCTGGTTCTGCAACGTGTGGAACAGGCCGCCCCTGTGCCCCCGGACCATGGCGTTGCCGAACACGCCCTGGTTGTTGTGGATGACGTCAGCCTGGGAGTCGCTGTCGGCCGCGGCCCTCTCCGCTGACGTGGGGCCAGACGACGCGGGCAGGATGCCCAGGAACTCCAGCGCCTTTCGGACGGCCTTGGCCAAGTTCATGATGCCCGTGCCGAGGTCCTTCATGTCCTTCTTGAAGTCGTCCGAGCTGACGTACTTGGCCGTCCACTCGAGGCCGTCACCCAGGCTCTTGAGGGCGTCCCTGACGACGTCGCTGTTGACGAAGGCAGTCCCGAGGTCGATGAGTCCCTTGGCGAGTGAGTCTATGAACCCCGAGATCTGGACGCTGTGGTCGTCGATCCACTTGGCGATCTTCTCGAGTTGCGGCGCGACCAGGTTGAAGAGGCCAGTCTCGACTCTTGTCTTGACTGCCTCCACGATGTCGATGACGTGGCGAATGCCCTGCTCGAACACGGCCCCGCTTTTGGCCGCGGCGTCCTGGTCAGCCCCCGCGACCGAGTTATCCTTCCTGAACTGGTCGACGTACTTGCGAAATTCCGGGCTCGTGATAGACCGCATCAGCGTCTCGCTGATGCCCAGAGCCTGGGCGATCACCGTCGCCTGGGCGTAGCCCTGCGGAGTCTTTGACCTCTCGCGGAGTGAGTCTCCGACGTCCTCGAGGATCTCGGTCGAGTCACGCATGCGGCCGTCGCGACCCCGGGCGTTGACGCCCAGGAGGTCTCGAAGCTGGCTGACCCGCCCCTGCTGGTTCATGCGCAGGTTACGCGAGAACCCCTCGAGGCCGGCGTCAGCCTCGGACGCCGACGACCCGGTCTGACTGGCGGCGTAGCCGAAGGCGCTGATGCCCCTGGCAGACGCCCCGACACGCGAGGACATGTACCCCAGGCGCTCGAAATTCTTAGCAGCCTGGTCGGTGACGCTGAGGATATTCCTGGCCGCGCCGTAGATGGCCTCGGCCCCGAGGACATTCTTGATGGTGTTGATGGCGCTGACCGCGGACTCCGCGATCTTGCGGTTGAACTCCTGGGTCGCCTTCAGGTCACGGTCGCGCTGCTGCTGCTCGCGCTTCGACTTCTCCGCGTCACGCCTCTTGTTGCGGGCGTCCTCTTCCTCCTTATCCTTCTCGCGCTTGTTGGCGGCCTGCTTCTCACCTTGCGTGACCAGGGTCTGGAGGCTGGAGGCTATGTCAGCTCGCTGGTCGGCGGCCTTCTTGTCCGCTTCCAGACGCTTGGTGTTCTCGGACTGCACCGTGAAGGTGATCGCGGCCTCGACCTTCTTGACGGCCTCCTGGACCTTGGCTGCGTCTGACGAGTTGGCCCCGAAGCCGACCTCGACCAGGAAGCTCTGAAGGACGCTAGAGTTGTCGGCCAAAACTCAGCTCCTTCCGAGCACGATCTGACTATTTGGCACAGACCCGGTGATGGCACCTATGCACGTGGAGACGTCGTACCACTCGTTGTTCCGGGTGTCGCCCCTGCGGTCGACGGCCAGGACGCGGTACACGCCGTCCGCGACGCCCTGGTACTTCAGGGACAAGTTGAGGTCTGACCCGCCCGACGTCAGCGGGTTGTTGTCCTGCTCTGCCCTCTGGATTGACGACTGGTCGATCTGGAGCAGAGTGTTGGGCTGAAGCTGAGAGTTGATCAGCGACGTCACGTAGATGCCGTCGCCGGTCTGCTTAGGCCACCCTACCAGGCCTGTCTGGGAATTCATGATCAACGCCGACCCCTGGAGGGGCTTATCTTTCGACACGACCTGCACCTGACCCATCTGGATAGACCAGGTGGCTCCCAAGAACAGGGCGACCTCGCGGACGACGTCCCGGGCCATACCTACCAGGGGGATACCCCTGGGAAACTGGGGCTTACTCATGTCGACGTTGGTCATGCCCATGGTCACGCCGTTAGGCCCCATGGCGTCGACCGCGGCTTTCAGCTTGTCTGCGGGGGTGTACCCCGACTTCAGGGTCGTGCTGACAGTGGACAGGTTGTAGCCCTTGTCTCCGTCGGCGCAGAACAGCTCAACGTAGGTGTCCGTCACCGTCTCGTGGCCGGAGATGACCTGCTTGAGGTCCCCTGAGAACACGACGCCGTGGTGGTCGTCGTAGCCGCAGTTGAAAGTCACCTTGGCTCCCTCTGCCAGCTTCAGCAGACTGCTCACCGAGTCTGGCGACGGGTTGTAGACCCTGAAGCTTGCCATGCTAGGAGCCTGGATCGTGTTCTGCTTTATCTCAAAGGCGATCCTGAGGCCAGACAAGTCAGGGCCGCCCGCGACGGTCAGGTTAACGTATCTTCCCCAGTTACGTCCCACGTCACGTCATCCTGACACAGAGCACGGTGAGTCCGGCCGAGACCGACTGGTTGAGGTAGGCGCCGTAGAGGGGTACGCCCAGCGCTGAGGCCGCCGCGTCAGTCGACGCGACTTTGAGGTCCGAGGCGTTGACGTGGCTCAGGCTGACGACCTTCGGCTCCTCTATGCTCCCGCCCAAGTCACCGCCCAGAGACCCTATGGCCCCTGAGATGGCGTGGAGCGGTATGCTGAGCATACCCGGGGGAGCGCTCAAGTTGAGCTGAGCGTCGGACGAGATGTCGACCAACTTCTTCGACTTGACGCTTACACCCTGGCCCGGTTCTGCCTTGACTGTGTGGTCGCCGTTGTCGGCTGACATCCAGGCGCCGCTGTCGTGGTCGACGCCGTGGCTGTGCTCCTTGTCGCCGTCGACCGCCCGGCCCTTGACGCCGTCAGTCGGGTGAGACAGGTGCTCGAAGAACTTCGTGGCAGCCGTGAAGGGGTCGAAGTTCTCGCTAGCCGGCGGCGTCGACGGGTCGACGACGCGGTGTGTGATCCCGTTCTCGGGGTGTACCTCGGCAACGTGCTTCTTGTCGACCGACCTGTGCTGGATCGAGTCAGCCCCGACCTGCTGCAGCTTGTTGGGGTCTGACTTGTACCCCCTCAGGTGCATCATGTCACCGAGGTGGTGCATGCGGTTGTCGACCGGGGGCTGGGTCTTGCCGTTCTGGTGCCAGCCGTCGATGTTGCGGCTCGCGACGACCCCGACGCCCTCGTCACCGGCCTTGGTCGGGTACGTCGTGACGACGCTGCCGCCCCCGGGGTGGTTGACGGGCACGTCGACGGACACGGGGTGGTCCACGTAGGTGATGTCGCCCGTGCTGAGGTTCTGTACCGCCCTCTTGACCGTGACCTGGAACGTCCCGGTGTGGCCGTCCGCGCTGTCTTGAGTCGCTGTGATCGGCATCGCGGTCCAGACGTTCCGCATCATGCCGGAGAAGGCGACCCTCATCGCCTCCTCAAAGTCAGAGTTCAGCTCTCTCTGGTCCAAGCTGCCCTCACTTACTGTTCGCCGCCGCGTGAGCTCTGGCCGCGTTCTCCTCCCTCACGGAGATGATGTCGTTCATCCTGGCGACGTCGACCAACTTGAGGGTGCCGTCGACGAGAGACTCGTACTTGCACATCCGGTCTTCGACCGGTCTCCAGAACCAGTCCGACCTGTCAGGCAAGTGGACTGGCGTGAACTCGACTCCCTTGGGGGACAAGCCGGTGGGCTTGTACTTGGGGAGCTTGAGGTACTCGTTGAGGTTCTCGTATATGACGACGACGGTCAACCTCAGCAAGTCCGCGAAGCCCACGTCGTCGTTGACCGGAGACCACTCGGCCCCTCCGTCTGAGACCTCGCACCACTTGATGCAGAAGCTAAACAGCTCCTCCGACCCAGAGTCACTAGACTTAGCGACAGCGGAGAGAATGCCGGGCAGCTGGGTCAGCGATACCCCCGACCCGCTCGACGACACGGCCAGGATGGCGGGCAAGACCGGCTCAGACAGCCTCAAGAGTTGATACTGGTCGAAGGCCGTCATGGGGCGAGGCCTGTACGACAGCATCAGTCGCCCCCCGCTCCCAGAGACGTGACGCCGACGAACGCGAGTACGTCGTCGAGGTTGTAGATCAGCACATTCCAGCAGATAGCCAGCCTGACGACCATGTTCTCGTCGTCCTGGTCGTTGTAGGCCCCGTTGGTCATGACCTTGTTCCAGCCGGGCCCGATCTTATTCTGTCGTTGGGCCACAGAGGCACAAGTGTCGAGGACGAAGTCCATGTCCTCGTTGGACAGGTTCCTCAGCTCAACCAAGGCGGGGCGCAGAGCCCCGATAAGCTCGGCCACGTCCTCGATGGACCTGGAAGCCAGGTCGAGGCCTCCCTCCGGTTTCTCCGCGATCTGCTTGGCCACGCTGAGGACCGGGACGAGGTTCGTCACGGCCGTGATGGCCGGGGCGAGGCGCCTGACGACGTGCCAGAGCGTCTTACCCGGGATCTTGCCGCCCAGATACTCAGTGCCGTTGACGGTAAACGACCTCATCAGCTACTCGCGATCTGGCCCACGCCGGGGCCGAGCTTGGAGACGATGCGGGTGCAGTTGAACGCCCACTCCTGGGTGTTGCCCTGCGACCCGTAGGTCAGGTTGGGGAAGCGGCGGTAGCCGCAGCCCGTGCCGGTCACCGAGTCGCCCCTGATCGGGTCTTCGATCAGGATCGTGTTCTGGCCGTAGTAGGCCGCCGACCCCGTCTGGTAGTCGTAGCCGTTGCCGAGCTGCTGGTTGCTGGTGCTCGTCTTCTGCAGCCGGAAGGTGATGGTGCCGCTCTGCCGACCCGACACGCTGTGCATGCCGTCACCGCCGGCTCCGACGGAGAGCGTGCCCTTGTCGCCCTCCATCTCGATGGTGTAGCCCTCCTCCGCGGCTCCCGTGAAGGAGATGTTGATGCCAGGGCCGGTGATGCCGGCCGTGACGTCCTGGAAGGAGTAAGCTCCGCTCTGGGGAGTTCCCATGTCTCGTCAGTCCTCAGGATTGCGGCGGCAGACCACCGTCAGCGGTTGTAGGTGATCGTCACGTCGACGTCGTGGATGGCGCCGGCGAACTTGGCCGCGACCTGGATCGGCGGGGCGTGGCGTGCGGCTCGGTCGTTCTCGGGCTGCGTCGCGACGAGAGGCGCGTAGATGTAGAACCCCAGCGGGAGCACGTCGCCCTGGTTGAGGGCGCCGAACCCCGCCGCGTTCCACACGCCGCCTGGCGCCAGGAGCCCGTTGATGACACCCTGCTGGCAGGACGCCGCCATGTTAAGCTTGAGCATGCCCACGCCCTCGTCGGTCTGGGGGACCTTGGGGGCGTCCAGCAGCAGGTCGTAGGCGTTGGTCTGGAGGAAGTCCGCCAGCCAGTCGGACCCCTGGACCTCGTCGATGAAGTACCCGTTGGCCATGACGCCGTTCTGGAGGATCGACGTGCCGTTGGAGTACGCGGCCATGACGTTGTAATTCTTGGCCTTGAGCGTCGCCCACTGGTTCTGGCTCAGGTACTCGGAGATGACCCCGGGCTCCTGCTTGAACTTCAGCGTGATCGTCGTGCGGCTGCCGAGGAAGTTGATCGTGGCGCAGCGGCCGACGAGCGACGCGACGGCGTAGGGGTTGCTCGACGAGAACTGGTACCCCGTCCGGGCGTACCTGAGCGACTGGAGGACGGCGCCGAGGTCGTCAGACCTCGTCGAGTCCATAGCCAGGGTGTTCATCACCGTGATGAAATACTCACGGCTCGGCGAGGCGGCCTCGATGTAACCGGCGACGGCCTGGTGGTCGTTGTCGGAGATGGGGCTCCCGACGGCGCCGACGCACGACAGGAAATACCAGTCGGGGTAGTAGTCGCCGAAGTAGTTGACCGCCGTCTCGAGAGACTCCGCGGGCACGCCGGAGACCGGGGAGTCGGCGTTGGCGCCAGTCGAGTTGGGGGTGGCCGACAGGCCCAGGAGGACCGAGACGTCGGTCCCGGACCCGCCCGACAGGGTCGCTCCCGACGCGGTCGCGTTGGAGCCGGACCCGGCGGCGATCGTCAGGCTGGCGCCGGCCGGGCCGGGGGCCGAGGCCTGGACGTAGAGGACGCTGCCGGCGACGTAGAAGTCGAACTTGTTGACCTGGGCGTCGGAAGACGCGTTGAGGAAGGTCAGGAGGTTCGCCAGCGTCACGGCGAGCGTCGAGCCGATCAGGACCTGACTGCCGGTCGGGCTGGACGTGACGAAGGTGACGGCCGTGCCGTTGAGAGTGACCGAGGAGGAGGCGGCGGGCTGGGCCGAAAACGTCAGGCTGCCCAGGGCCCGGGGCGACGTGACGTACGACACGGTCGACGACGCGCCCGAAGTACCCGACGTGACCGTGAAACGCCCCTGGATGGAGTCCCACAGGACGGAGCAGTTCGCGCCGGCGCTGGTCAGGGCCTGCTGAACCAGAGAGGCCACGCCGTTGAGGTTGTTGGCGCTCGACAGGTTCAGGCCGATGACCAGGTAGGGGACGCCGTCGATCACGACGCCGAAGCTGCCGTTCGTGACGGTGTTGAAGTTCTCCGGGAGCTGCTGAGACGGGGTCAGGGGAGCCCCGTGGACGAGGCCGCTGGTGGCGGTCTGGGCCCACCGGCCGATGTAGAGCAGGTCGGGCTGCGGGGACTGGGCGAAGAAGGTCTTCGACCACAGGTACTCCGGCGACGTGTTGGGGAAGTCCTCGGCCACGCCGTCGATGTCGCTGTAGACCCTGCGGCGCTCGTCGGTGTCGATGACGGGCGAGGGTCCGAGGAGGAGGGCGGCGCCGAAGTTGCGCGTGCCGGCGGGGACGGGGGCCAGGTTGTTCGTGACGTTGACGACGTTGCTGACCGAGAGACCGACGTTGGGGGCCATTCTTGTCAAGGTCCTATGTCTGTGGGGTTGTGCCAGGTCTCGACCCCGCGAGCGGAGCCACCCTGGCCGACGACGTCGACCGACCCCGACTTGAAGGGCTCGACGGGGTACACGTGAACCTCTAGGCGCCTCAGCGTGAAGGTGAGATCAACCCTGTTGATGAACTCTTGGCCGACGAGCTCCGGGACGTGGAGCGGGTCGCCGACCGACACGAAGGCCAGGCCGAGGGACCTGATCGCCTCTCTGTTCTGACCTAAGTCGAGGCCTGCCGAGAGCCGGGCGGCATAAGTGCCCGACATAGGGCCGTAGAAGCTGGCCAGCAGGCTCATCTCGACAGTTCTCGTCGTGATCAGGCCCACGTCTGGGTCGAACTTCTTGGAGGCGTTGACGTCCCTCCTCGAGGACGTGACTCCGACCGCGACCCAGTTGACACCCCTGTCGGGCTGCGGCAGAGGCTTGGCTTGCCACCTGGGTCTGACGAGGTCTGGCCCGGTGAGCCCGGTAACTCCCGCCACTGTCAGGTTGATAGACCGAGCGAGAGCCAGGTCCTCGTCGGGATCCGGGGAGGTCGGGGTGATGAACCCCCCTGTCGACGAGTCGGTCACGATGCCTCCGTCAAGTCCCTCAGCTCACACGTCGCGTCGACGAAGCCGGCGCCGAACTCAGTCCAGTCGCGGACGCCCCTGACGGTGTAAGTCTGGCCGTCTCGGGTCTGTATCAGCCAGCCATTCTTCAGTCTGTACGTGGTCTTGACGGTAATCGCGCCCGAGACTCTCTCGAGGTCAGGCGTCCTGAGCAGGTCTCGCCCGCTGGCGGGCTGGACTGACCCGACCACTCCAGGCACGATCTTGACCACGTCCTCGCGCACGCCCTGCCCGTCAGAGCTGGCCGTGATCTCGGTGACTGTGAACGTCTGGGCCGAGATCAGGCCGTCGAAGAGGTTGTCGGTGACGTCGACGAGAGGCACTTCAGGCCGCGCTCTTTTCCGAGAACGACTTCACCTGGTCGCCCTCGTGGGGAACTTCCTTGCTCGGGTCGACGTCGAGCTGGAGGGGCAGGCCGAAGTCGGCCCTCTCCTGGTCGGTCATCTCGCTGATCGGGATGATGCCCAGCTTATGAGCCTGGGCGGAGTTCGCGAGAATGTCGGGAACTTCTCGGATACCGCGGACGAGCGTGTGGATGCGGCCGTCGGCCAGCTTGGTGGCCGCCGTCTTGCGGACGAAGAACTCGGTCAATGTGGCCTCCTGGCCTAGCTCGCGTTGATCACGACGACGTACTGTATGCTGTTGAACAGCGAGTGCGTGTCGTACAGGGGCTTGGCAAACTCGGTAGACGCCGAGAGCCCCTCGGCTCTCCGCTTGAGCTCCTTGCGGGCGCCCTTAGCTGTCGCGTTCTGGAGGAGCTTGCCAGTCTCTTTGTTTCGTCGGTCAGCCCTCGCCTGGACGGTCACGTCAGCCAGGGGGACGAAGTTGCCCGCGAGGATCGTGGCTTTGACTGACGAGACGCAGTCTGCGCCGATCCTGTCCATGGCGTTGCCCGCGGCTGACATGTCGCCCTTGAGCGTGGCCTTGAGGGCGGACATGTGTGCCTTTCTTCGATGCGGTGCGCCGGAGCGCGTCGCGCCGATCTTCCCACGTGGGCCCAATGCGGTGGCCAGGCACCATCGGGGGCGGCACCTACCCATCGCCCACGGGCTGACACGGGTTTATCTATTGCTCCCGGGCGGGCATGATCGACGTTCACGTCCCTCTCTTCAAGGAGTCGTTCCGACCCATGTTTGCCAAGAGCCGCAAGGAGAAGTTCGTGGAGCAGGCCCAA